TTTCCAACGAAGCAGAGTTTCTTATGTTTGTAAGTAGCTATATGACTGCTTACTATAATGATATTGAATCCAGAAATGAAGCAAAGCGCAGATTGACGGTGCTCAACTTTATGGCAGGCATTTCCTATCTTGGAACAAATGAGGTTGATCTGGTAAAGGAGTATAACACAGCCTATGGCACAGAGTTGACAAGAAAGCAGCTTTTAAGCCCGGAGCATCACAGAGATTTCATGGCTTTTGTAGTTGCAAGAATTAAGAAAGATTCTAAAAAAATGCAGGATCGTACAACGAAGTATCACATGAATTTGACTGGAAAAGATATTTTGCGATTCACAAGACCAGAGAACCAGAAACTGCTTATGTACACGGATTTCTGGATTGATTCCGAAACACAGGTATTCCCAACAGTATTTTCTGATGAACAGCTTAAAATTGCTGACAAAGAGCTGGTAAATGGCTGGCAGGAGTTCGACAGCCCTGCTATCAACATCCAGCCAAACATCATTGATGCTGACGGAGTTTCAAAAACAGCTAAGACAGCAGTAAATCTGCCATATGTACTTGGTCTTTTATATGATCGTAGAGCGATGGGAGTAAATAATCAGTGGATGTACTCGGCAGCTACACCGTTCAATGCAGCAGGTGGATACTATAATATCTTTGACCACTACCGGTTCAATGCATGGAATAACTTCACGCACAACGCGATTCTTTACGTGCTGGGGGAGGGGGTATAATATGTTAGCAGCATCTTTACAAGTTCCTAGTGGGGGGAGTATCGTTGCAAAATTGCCTTTTAGAAAAGTCGGAGTAAGAAGAATAGTTATTAGTGCTCCTAATGACAGTGTGAATCTTACTTATGATGGCATCAATTTAGTCAAATTCAGCAGATACAACGGTTTTGTTGATTTAAAATTCGAAAGTTATTACGGTTTTCCGGATGCCAGCAATTTTGCTTTTGTAAACTACGATACTAATAATGCAAATATCGTTGTTCTTGCTGACTGTGTTCCAGAATCACCCATAAACAAAGATTATTTTGAGGTACAAACATCATGACAGACACGATTTTAACCGTATTGGGAAACTATGCATTTCCTATCGTTTGTTGTATCGGTATGGCATACTTTGTAAAATACATGTATGACCAAACCAATGCAAGAGTTGACAAACTCAACGAAGAACACAAAAACGAAGTTGACACACTTTCCGAAGTGATCAAAAACAATACGATCGCCTTAGAAAAGATGAATACGTTAATTGAACAGATTGGAAAGTAGGTGCTATATGACAGCAAATGAACTTGTAGCATATGCTACTAATTTAATTGGTACTCCTTATGTGTGGGGTGGTAACACCCCAGCACAGGGACTTGACTGTTCCGGATTACTCTACTATATCCAGAAAAAAGCAGGATCAGAGGTTGAAGATATGACTGCTTCTGGCTATTCGACGATTGGAAAAAAGATTGATATTGGGCAGAAAAAACCGGGTGATTTTCTCTTTTTTGGTAGACCAGTGACCCATTGTGCTATTTATGTTGGAAATGGATATATGATCGAAAGCCGAGGAGGACGAAAAAACACTGCTGACAATCCGGGTATGGGAGTAGTAAAAAACCCTGTAAGTCGTAGATCTGACTTATCCTGCATCCGCAGGGTATGGACAGAATATAATGAAGCACTAACCTATTCGATTGGAAAAACTTATACAACCAGAGTTGACCATTTACATGTTCGTTTTTCTGTCTGGGGACAGATCAAAGAGTATGCACAGCTGACAAGGGATGGCATGAAACATGCTTATTCCGATGGGTGTCTGAAAAAAGGAACCACAGTCACGGTAAAGGATGTCAAAAAGGATGAAGCCGGAGCAACGTGGGTACGTATTCCATCCGGTTGGATTTGTGCCATTACTTCAAAAGGCGAGGTTTACTTATCATGACAGAGATTATCTTATACCATTTTTCAAAAAGAAAAAACAGTACCAAAAGACCAACGGGACAGGGCACTACTGTGCCCTGTCTTTTAAAATCAAATACAAATTTTCAGAATCCAGTATTTAAGTTAAAGCTAACATTGGACAGTGCATTGCAATACAACTATGTGAAATGGGCTGACCATTACTATTTTATCAATTCGACAGTTTCACTGAATAATGACATGGTTGAGATCTCAGCGAGTGAGGATGTGCTGGCAACCTACCGGACAGAGATCAGCAACTATACATGCTTTATCGAGCGATCTGGTAAGCAGACTACGCTTGCCAATGACAGCATGTATATCCCAACAAATGACTGGGTAAGTCAATCTACGATTGTTGGTCAACCAATAAATACGTTTGTGAATGGATATGCCCCAAACTATTTACTGCGCACTGTATCAGTTGAGGGAGTAAACACCTATTATATAAGAGGTGAGCAATTAAAAGAGTTATGCTCATTTATGTACACCTATGGTTCTATTCCGGATGTAATGGAAACAGCATTGACACGTTTACTTTTCAATCCATTTCAGTATATTCTTGATTTAAAATGGTTACCTTTTAGAGTTGATAAGTTCCTAAACATATTAGATACCGTAAAGCTTGGCTACTGGGACAGCAATGCAAATGCCTATCTGATAAATGATGCATCTTGTACTTTTTCCTATGATTTAAGCCTTGGTAACCCCTTATATGCTGATACAGATTTTAGATTTTACAATGCATCTTTTTCAAAGTATAGCGTAAAGCTTCCATTTGTGGGGGTTATTCCTATCAATCCAGCAAAAACCCATAAGGGGCAGTTAAAAGCCACTTATAACTTTGATGCTGTATCCGGCATGGCTGATGTTTGGCTGACATCCGGATCTGATGAATATGCACACTTTCAATGCCAGCTTGCCGTTCCGGTGCAAATTGGGTATGCTACGACAAACATTAGTCAGCTTACTACCAGCTTGATAGACGTAGGAACAAGCCTTGCTTCCGGTAACCCAATAGGGGCTATCACAAATACGTTGGGGGCATTTCAGAGCGTGACTTCTCCGGAGCCTAACATGGTTGGTAGTGTTGGCAACATTAGCTCAATACTAAATAACATGGAAGCGAACAGCATTTGCTATGCCTGCACAAGCATAGATCCAGATGGGGCAAGTGAGGGTTTTGTAGATGGCACTGTACGCACTATATCTGGACTTAGTGGGTTTGTAAAGTGCCGGAATGCATCTATCCAGATTGCAGGATTTGAGGGGGATCAAGAACAGGTAAACAGCTACCTAAATAACGGGTTTTACTTTGAATAGAAAGAGGTGATAAACATGTGGACACCGGTTAATTTCGATAAAATCAACATTTGCACAAATTACTTCCAGCCATCCGGAATAAAAGTAGATAGCTTATACACAGATACGTTTGATCGGATGCTTTATGAGCGTGTTTGTTCTATTTTGGACATTACCTATAATGGAACTATTGACATTGATTATTTCAAATATTGCTTGCTTTTCGGGGGGTATATTTGCATCACAAAGACAGACCTTTATGGACTGATTGCACAGTATCCAATGCTGACAGGCTACAATATTTATTTCAAACCAACCACAGCTACTATACACACGTATGCAAGCAATGCAGAGATTGACATGGAGGACATGGAGATCGGAAAAGACTGTTCAGTCATCTATCTCAGACCTACTTTTTGTGGGATTGGAGATATCATTGGTTTTTACAGCTATAAGCTGGCACTGGTAGCAAGTGCTTTTGACATGAACGTGTTCAACTCAAAATTAGCTTTTATGATAGCTGCGAAAAATAAAGCTGCAGCTCAGGCCTTGAAAAAAATCTATGACAGTATTCAATCCGGTAATCCGGTTGAAGCTTTTGATGTATCAATAAAAAGCGAGGACAGACAAGGGATCAAACAAGATGCCTGGGAGAGTTTTAATAAAGATCTCAAGCAAAACTTCATTGCACCGGAACTGATTGAGGTATTTGAGAAACTTTTGGATCAGTTCGACACAGAGGTTGGTATTCCATCTGTCGGATCTGATAAAAAAGAACGTCTGAATGTACTTGAAGCAAGCAAAAATGATGCAGAATCCGTAACACGGCTCACTACTTGGCTTGAGACCATGCAAGCAGGGGTTGATATGACAAACAGATTATATCCGGAAATGAACTTGTCAATCAAGATCAGAAGCTATGAGACTGTGGAGGTGAAACCATATGGGACTTTATAGAGTGACGATAGCAGGACTTTATGAATGGAACGATACCCTCTTTGACAAGATGGAGTTCCCGGAATCAGCCGACAGGCAGAATTTTATCGACAGCTTGCTTCTGTCCTATGGGGATTGTGAGCCACTTTATCCGGACTGGGATTTTATGCATGAGAATGCAATCCCTGCATGGAGCAGGAAGTGGAAAAGAAGCATTGACAAGGTTTATAATGTGTTAGAATTAACTAATTATGAACCGATTGAAAACTATGATCGTCATGAAGAATGGACAGATAGCCCGGATATGACACGAACAAATCAGAGTTCCGGTCAAGATGTAAATAGAGCAGAAGCAGGACAGGGAACCACTACGACAAACTCCGGAGCAGATACAGCTATCAATGATGTCAGTGCTTTTAATGATGCAAGCTACAGCCCAAATGAAAAAACAACAACAGAGTACGGAGGTAGCACAAAGGTGCAAAGCTCCGGTGAAAACAAAAATACGTTTGAATACGGAAAAGGTGAAACAAGCAGAGAGACAGGACAGAATAAGCATTCCGGACGTATTCATGGGAATATTGGTGTGACAACTTCACAGCAGATGATCCAATCGGAGCTTGAATTACGGAAACAAAGCTTTATTGATTATTGTACCGGACTTTTTGCACAGGATCTGCTTTTATTAATTTATTAAGGAGGAATGATTATGTTTTTTGAATACCCACATAGTTCTATGCAGGATATGAACTTAGATTGGTTGCTTAAAGTTGGCAAACAGGCAGACAAAGATCATGGGGAGTGGACACATATAAAAGATACAGCCCAAACCATGATTGATGATGCAATCCAGAAAAGTTTGGATGATGGAGAGATTGGAAAAGTAGTAAATGACGCTACTACAAAAGTAATTAATGAACAGATTAAAACAGGGGAGTTTCAGAGCGTATATCTTTTATACGGTGAGGAGGAATATTTAA